GCTTTAGGAATAAAAGCCTTAAAGTCTAGTCCGTGTTCATCGGCTAATATCTGTTGTTGTAGCATTTCCATTTGCTTATGAATCGCTGCGTGTTTTTGACAATAAGTTCCTCTTAGTGGTCTTCCTTTCTCAACCTTATCTAATGGAATTGGTGGTCTTAAATAATCTCCACTTTCCCATACATGATGAGTTCCGCAAACTACGCATCTATCTTTAAAGTTAAACTTGTGGCCATACTTTAAGAAAAGAATCTTTTTCTTCTCCGGTAGTAATACCTTTCTTATTTCTTTCATTTGCTTCTTTGGTTTTAGCGCATCATACTTGTAGTCCTCAATTGGCCCAACTGCTCTATATTGTTGCAGTTTAGGCAAAAAAGCACTCTTCATTTGTTGCGTCTGTATTAAATTTGGTTGCTGATACATCTTCCATTCCTCTTTCTCTTATAGTTCCCATTCTAAATCTTCTAATCCTTTTATGAATAATCTAAGTGAATCATAATCTCTTGATTTTGTGCTAAAGTTATCTTTCTTCCAATTATTATATAGCATTTCTATAGCCCTCGCATTATCAGTATCTTTTTTAATATATTCTAATATATTTTTTTTATTTATTTCTGTTGCATCGTGCTTTAATATGCTTTTCCACATAATAATCAATAATCCTTTATCATAGTAGTTATTCCTTTATACACCATTTCGGGGTCGGACTTAGCCGATACTATATATTTAAAACAAGGTATTCCCTTGTCATTCAACTGCCTCATTCCATATGTAAACGGTTCAAATATTTCATGTTTGTCTATGGGATTATCACTTTTATACTTCTCTCCCCACATATCATATTTGTTTCCCCATATTCCTACGGCTATTGGGTAGTCCGATTCTTTTTTCTTTTTACCGGAAGGCCACCTATCCGACACAATAGTATCTACTAAAAACTTCCATGCTAACTGATGGTCTAAATTAGAAGGAGAATCTAAATGTCTATGGTCTATCATAAAAACAATATATTTAACCCTGCGCCTTTGCATATCTTTAGCCCATTCTTTCCAATAGATTGCTTCTCCTCCCAAGTCAGCACTTCTAATAGTATGAGAATCACCATCAATTTTTATATTTTTTCTAGTGGCTCTATGTGAGCCAACTGTTCTATCCTTTATCGTGGGAACTTCGCCCCTTGTTCTAAGTTGATGACTTAGTGTTGTTTTACCAACCATTGTAGAACCATAAACTCCAAAGTTAATTGCATGAACTCTTTTATAAAAGCCTAGTATTGCTTCTCCTACTAATATAGCAAAGCCGGTCATTATGGACATATCAATGCCCCCAAATATCTTTTGCCCTCGCTATAATCCATCCCATTATATTTATGTCAAAGACTCCCATTATATTACCCACCAAAAAAGCGGATAGTCCTAAACAACCACCCCAAAAATACATTTTCATTTTAATGAAAAACATATCTGCTGAATGCGCCCTGCTTTGGTTATATACATAGTCGGATTCGCTAAAACCCATTATGTCTCCAAAGACCAATCAATCACAACCTATTGTTGTATTGTTGCTAAGAACTCATTACTGATAGTATTGTCCTCAAAGGTAGCGGTGGGTTCTTCTACTACATTGTTTCTCCAACTATCTCTTTTAAGAGTTCCAAATTGTCTCATGTTTTCTTGTAGTTTATTTCTAATCTGTTCTTCTCTTTGTAGTCTTTGGAAGTGGTTTTCTATTTGCCTATCCAATAGTTTTATCTCAATCTTATCATTTAAGGATAGGTCGAATAATGCTTTCATTACCATTATTCCACCTACTGTAATAAGACCAAACAAAACAGAATGAGCAAGTGGCCCATATGGGAAATCTAAACCATAAGCCGAGTAAAAATATACATTTGCTCCGCTTACTGTTCCTACAAATAGGATAGTCATAACTAGTCTTGTATCGTTATTTAGTGCAGCCATAATAAAACCTCAATTAAATTCAACAGAAACATTGGCAGTTGAACTACCCGCTTCTGTCACTTCCAAAAATATTCCATTTCTGCATAGAACCCCATGCATGTCATATTCATAATTATAGTGTCCTGTGACACTATGATATATTCTCGCTACTTCTGTTCCGCTATTATCAGTTCCATTAAATACCTTAATTGTCACCGCCGTATTAGAATCAATTGTTATCGCTGCGTGAATGCTAACTAACTTAGCATTTTCATTACTCACAATTGCGCTTGCGCCCAATACTCCACTACTTCTACAACCGCCTATTCCCGTCATATCATCACCTGTTCATTTGATGGAGAAAGCCCCCACCTATTTAATGTAGCGATTACTCTTTCTTTGATTTTGAAAGAGTTTTTGCCTTTGGTTTAGGTTTTGGTTTAGGTTTTGGAGTTGGTTTCTTACGAATAACTTCTTTCTTAGGAAGTAGTTCATCAACCAATTCAGTAGGCTTAAGAGAATCTTTCTTTAATTCTCTACTTGCCAATCCTATAATCTTCTCATCCAATGATAATAACTCTTCTCGGTCTTCTTCACCAAACACAAAGAAATAGTTAGGGTCGGAAAGACGAAGAACCGCCCATTTTACTGAAACGGTTTCTTCATCTTTCCTTGTAATTTCTTTCTTTGGTGTAATGTTAAGTCTTCCGATTTTAGAATCATCAGTTAATCTAACTGTTACCAATTAAATCCCTCAAAGATTTCCCCAAACTCGCAGTCTAACTGCACAAGCGGGGTCAGCGTCGGCTGCTACTGTAGCGTTTGTTCCATCTAATGATGTAAACATTAGTGAAATACTAGTAGCAGACAAATATGCGCCTCCATTGGTTGTTCTAACATTAGCAAAAATACCGTTTGCACTTTCTATCCCGCATACTGTTGCACAATGGATTGTAGATAATCCAAAGTCACTAGCAGGTATTACTGCCCCGTCTTCAACATGTGAAGTTACATCGACTACTGCATCAACCATGTATTCATCACCACAAACTTTAGGGCGAGTAATGCCCTTATGGTCTGCTAATAATGTTGTTGTGTGTGCTTGTGCCAATTAAATCACCTACTGCCCGATTGCTTGGAAGTAAACTACATCACCGCTTACACAATGAATGGCAACATCACCGCTTGAAAGTGGCAAATCAGCATTAACTACTGCTGTGGCTGCCTCTTCTGCTGAACCCTTATGGGTGAATACCAAACTTTCTACTAGAGAAAGCCCAGTCTCAATGTTTCCGTCTGTGCTATCGGTTGTGGTTTGACCACAAACTATCTTTCTGTTTCCTTCTAAATTCATTTCTAAATGTATTACTGTCGCAAATGCCATATATATCCTCTCCTTTTATTTCCTCATTGTATGTTTGTTATCTTTCCTTGACCTTTGAAGAAGGAACACCCTACTTCACCAATTGTTCGATACAAAGCCCTGTTTCCTAGAGTTCCTACACCAAATGGATTACCATTAGCGATTCCGTCTTCAAAGTATTGTGTAGGTTTCATTACTGAAAGCCACAAATGGTCTGTATCAAGGAATAGCATATCGCTTAGTTTACTAGAAGCACCGCCGGTTAAGGTCATATCCTTAACCGGAATTAGTGGAATGTCATAATAAGTAGCGACTCTAAAGCCCATCTCTTGACCCTTTGTTCCTCTAACACCGTTTACTGTTGGTACGATTTCTTTTCTGTCCATAAATCTCTCTTGGCTTTGTAACAAATCAGCAAGTGCTTGAATTGTATCATATCCAGTTAGAATAACCTTTGGAGAACCACCGGCTAACTTTAGGTTTCTAATCATATCGTTAAGTCTAGTTAGAGTTAGTGAACGAACATCTCCGGCTGCATATCCCGACCCATAATCTATGGTTGCATCAAGGAAAGAGGCTGCGGTAAATCTTTCAGTACCATAGATTTTTCCTAGTGCGTTAGAAGCGGAAGTTGTATCAGTTGCTAGAACTCCACCATCAATTGCTAGAAGTTCTGCTCTTGATGTAATTACCTTGTTTAGAGAAGTATAGTTGTTTCCGATATTTGGCATAGCGGAAGATTCACCATAATGCTCTAGTGGCATAACCAACATTTTGTTTTGAACTTCTGCGTGATGCTTACCCATGTCTTCTCTCATTTGCGCTCTAATATCTCCGATACCATCGTCAATTTGAGCCATTTCCATAGCAAGTTCGCTAAAGTCAAATTGATGTGCAACGACTTTAGGACTCATGTTGAGTTGTGCATATGTTGGAGCAATTGGGCCAAGTCCATCTTGTGCAGTAGAAAGCGCAGCGTTTTCAGGAACACCACCAATCATATCTGCTCTTGGACTATCCGAACCTAGTTCTGCTAAGTTTTCTGTACCGCTTGCATCAACAGTAAACAAATTACCGCTTCCACCGGCAGGTCTTGACTTTAGAACTCTCCATCCACTAGATGAATAAGGTCTTTTTGAAATCATTGAAAGAGCATTAACTTCTCTATTCAACATAGACCATACTTTTTGTCCGTAAACAATATTGTATAGTGCTGATACATCACTAACGGCACTACCGGAGAATGCCGGTGAACCATCGTGTCCTGTGTGTATTCCGCCTATTGCTCCGGCTTGCTTCAATAGAGCGTTACCGGCAGGTAGATTGTTTATTCCATATGTGCTTGCTTCCAAATCTGCGATTGTATTAATATATCCTGTCATCTTAAATTCCTCCTACCATTTTGTGAATGTCCGACCAATCCATGTTAGCCATTTCATCCATACTTGGGAGTTGTACTGCGGATTCTTCTTGTGCCTTTAGAATAGTTTCTTTTTCAGCAGTCAAAGACTTCCTTAGTTGTGTAAATTCATTCTTAAGAGAAGAAATCTCGCTTTGTGCATCATAGTTTTGCTTTGCGATAACATTCTCTCTTGAAGAAACTTCTGTATTGAATCTTGCTTGGAATGACTTCTTTAGGTTGTCATAAGCAAGTGTTTCTAGTTGCTCTTGTCGGAAAGCCTCGTAAGCCTTCTCGATGTTAGCATTTGACAAATCAAGAGTATCAAACTCTCCATTGGTAAATGCCTTTACAACCGGCATGTCGCTTGAAGTTGGCTTACCGTTGTTAATAACGATACGGTCAGCAGGTTCTCCAATTTGATTACCTGCACCATCAAGAGTTCTCAAGTAAGCCTTATCG